AGCCGGGGGTCTGGCCGTACTTGATCCGGTCGATGATTTCCGGGTGGTCCAGCAGGCGGTCGTAGGTCGCCCGGCCCAGCACCAGCTTGTTGGACTCGACACCCGTGCTTTCACGAATGGTCCGCTTGCCAAAGCGGATGTCTTCGATGGGGGTCGAGTTGGCGTTGTTCCACTGCAGCATCTGGTTGGTGCTGGGGGCCGAGGCGACGCCCGTGTAATCCGTGGTCCAGACGCCCGTGGTGAAGAAGTTCGACGCGAAAAGCTTCTCACGGCGGATCAGCGCCTTGTGGGTGACGAAGGCCACGGCCTCGCGGTCCGGGTTCAGGACGGCATCCGCGTTGGCGCGGATTTCATCCGGAATGTCCCGGTGGAACGAGTACCGGTTGGCAAAGTACGTCGGGGTGTTGTCCAGCGTATAGCCGCCACCCGCGCTCTCGGTCGCCGGGGCGCGAAGCTGCATTTCGTCCCGGTTGAAGTCGCCGCGGTTGTAGACGTAGTAGCGGTCCGACTGTTTCGAGACCGGGATGTTCGGGAAAACGCGGGCGGCCACGAAAGACGTCGCGTCCTGAAGAAACGCGATGGAAATCATGGTCAGCGGCGCGTTGACATGGACATCGCTCACTGTGGGTTGCATTGGGGGTACTCCTCAGTTGTGCGGTGGGTCAGACGACGCCGCGGGGCGAAATGAAGATGTTGGCGGTGTCGCCGGACACGCCAGCCGTCATGGCGATCCCGACGACCTGCTTGCCGGTCACGGCCACGATGGCCGCGCCGTTGGCGTCGGAGGTCAGGCGGTCGCCCTTGGCGACGGTGCCGCCCAGCTTGACCTTGGAAACGCCGAACACGCGGACCACGCCGGGGCGGCCGGCAGCCGCCGGGGCGTCCTGCAGCACGCCGACTTGGTTCAGGTCGGTGGCGTTGGCCACGGCCAGATCGGACGCCGTGTGCTTGACGATGCGGTACTGCTGGGCGGAAAGGTCGCCGCCCGCATTGAACGACAGGTCAATACCCTGCGCTTTGAAAGACATTTGGTAACCCTCCTTGGGTTGGCGCTGCGGTCAGGCGGCGGGCTGGGTGAGGCGGCGCTTCGCGACGTACATCGCGTAGACATCCGGGTTCTTGTCCACGGCCTCCGCATAGGCGGCGGCAGCGGTCATGGTCGGCTTCGCTTTCTGGATTTCCTCGGCCTTGGCCTTCAGGACCGCCTCCGGGTCGTCGCCGGTCGGGTTGTCGGCCGGGTTGCCCAGAGCCTTGAACAGCGCGCCCGTGGTGATCTGGGCGGCGGCGGCGCGGAACAGACCCTCGATCAGGTCCGCGTCTTCGGCGGTGGACTTGCCCTTGCGGATGCGGGCCAGCGCGGCGCCGGCCTTGTCCGGATCGGCCAGACGCAGTTCCTTCGCCTTGGCGATGGCAGTGTCCGTCTCGGCCTTTTCGGCGGCCTTCTGCAGCGCGACGCGGTCAGCCTCGCCCTGTTCCAGACGCTTGCGCACCGCCTCCGGAAGGCCCTTCAGCACTTCCTCGGTCAGTTCGCCGTTGGCGGGGGCTTGGTTCTTCGCGATTTCCGCGGTCAGCGCGGCATCCTTGTCGACCAGCGCGTTGGTCGCAGTGGTCAGGCGTTTCTGCAGATCAGCGATCTGCGCGTTCGCCTCATCGAGGGTCTTGGCTGTGGCTTCACCGCCCATGACAATCTCCTGAAAAATGGCGGCAGCCGCAGCGGCTGCATCCGGATCATCCGCGAAGCCCGCGGACAGGGCCTTCCCAATGATGTCCTCGGAGGCATCTTCGAGGGCTTCAAGGACCGCTTGCGCAAGCTTCGAGAAGGGCATCGCCTTCTTGCCTTCGCCCTCGGTATCTTCGTCGTCGGCACCGTCCTCGGTGTCCTCGTCGTCGGCCTTGGCGTCCGCCGGCGGCGTCCGCTTAGCCTTGAAAATGCTGATGACGGCCTCGGGGTTCGCCGGGTCGTCAACCACGCTGATTTCATTGATGGTCAGGCCGGTCAGTTCGGTGGTCATTGGTGTACCCTCTCCGCGCCTGCGCGCCCTTGGTTGAGGTTCGGATTGGCGACCTTCTTTCGGGTGCCGCGCCCGCCGATGCTAAACGCCTTCAGTTCACCGGAGGCGATCCGCTTCTGAACCGCAGGATCGCTGATCTTCATGCCGATCCACCAGCCGCGCTTGTCGGTGGTGGCACCCAACGCCTTGGCAAAGGCGTCGTCCACGATCACGCTCTCGACCACGTCCCCGATCTGGGAGCCGGAGTGCATGGCCTTGGCCACGCGCGCGTCGCAGATGAATTGGTGGGCGGCCTTAGTCAGTTCATCGATGGACACCAAGTCGCCCTGATAGTCCTCCACCGGCTGCCCGCCGACCGATGAAACCGAGGCGAAGCCGCGAACGAACCGGCCGCCGTTGGTGGCCTTCTCGAATTCGAACGTCACGCCAATGCCCATCACCACTCCTTAGACGAAGGCCCGCCGGTGATCGGCGGGCCTAGACTGGTTGCGGGGGCTGGACTTGAACCAGCGGCCTCGTGGGTATGAGCCACGCGCGCTACCTACTGCGCCACCCCGACACTCTGTCCCTCGCCGTTTTTGCAATATCAGCGGCATGATACCGCTTCAAACCACACGGCTATTCCGTCTGAAAAGGTAGCGCAGAAGGCGGTTTTGCACAAGCCAGAGATTGTCAGGCGTCAGCTTGCGGCAGGCCGAGCAGCATCCTGGTCGCATCTTCCACCGCGGCGCCGATCTGAAACTGCACGTCGTCGTCGGTGGCGGTGCCGGAAAGATGCAGCGCGTGCGCGGCGAAAATCTGGTTCGCCGTGTTCATGAACATGGTGTGGACCGCGACGTCCGCAGGATCGGACATGCCCAGCGCCGCCTTCACGAATTCCCCGACGCCGTCCACGGAGTTGAACGGCATAAACCGGTAGGGTGCCGACGGATGGGTGAAGATGGAGGCGTTGCGGTCGGCCAGCGCGTTCAGCTTGGTCATGAACGCATCCTGCGAGATTTCCCCGTATCCGACGGCAATGCGCAGGTTCAGCGCGTCCTGACAGAACGCGCGGACGATGCTGTCCACCACGTCCGGGCTGCCAAGGTAGGGGCTGTCGCCCAGCGGCTTGGCAAAGAAGCCGAGGCCGGTCGTGTCGCCACGATCCTTTGCCCGCTCCGGGGTGCCTTCAATCTCGATAGGGTTCTGTGTCATGGCCGTGATATGCTCCCAAACGCCGTGAATATCAAGCCTATGCGATCCACTTAGGATCGAGAGGCAGCATGATCACCTGCAAGTCCATCGTCCCCTTTTCGTTCTTGCCCCTGCCGGTGATCATGAACCGCTGCCCGGGGACGATGGTGATTTCCTGCTCGCTGGCCACGCCGTTATTAGGCTTCGCGTATGAATAGACACCTTTGGCACCCTTAGAAACGGTCGCGGTCATCTTGTACTGGCCAAAGCCGGACGTTGCCGTCGGGTGGATGGAGGTACACATGCCTCCGCCGGACTGGAACACCGTCCCGATGGGGGCGGTTTTAAGCTGCTCCAGCATGTGCGGCGGGAAGCCGATCCATTTGTAAAGCTTCGACCCTTCCGGGAGTTCCGACGCGTCGTTGTAAAGGGCCTGCGCGGTCTTTTTCAGGTCGAAAGACCCGAAGGTCTTTTCGCCCTTGTCGTAGGCCCGGTTGATCGCGCCGCTGCCGAGAACGCTGTCGATGTATTTTTTCGTGAGGCTTGAATAGGTCGTGTTATAGGCGACATGCCCGGCTGCCTTCATCTCTGGCGTGAAGCTGAAGGAGTTTTGCGGCATCAGATCGGCGGGGTTTTGCACCTGACCAAGCGCCAGCCAGAAACCAAGCTGATGCTCCTTCGCCGCGCTGGCGACGGTCTTGAACATCTGCGCCGCGGCGAATTTCGCGGCAGCGTCCTGCACGCTCGCGACGCTCACCGCTTGGAACGGGCGAATTTCCTTTGGGGGGTTCAGGAAGTCGTTGATGGCATTGGCGATGTCGGTCACGTACGGGCCGACGACGGTCTTGGACGGGTGTTGCGACGCCGGCACCATCTGGCCGGTGGGTTGCCCGGTGGTTCCGTCCAGAAGCGGGAATGTCAGCGCCTCCACCGCGGGCATGCCGCCTTTCAGGGCCGCCGCGTAGATCGCGTTGACCGCATCTTGGTTCGACTTGTTCTTCCACGGCTTGGACGAGAACGGCTTCCCGTTGCCGTTGAAGTTCGCCATGTTTGGCGGGGATGGCAGTTTGTCCGGGGTCAGATCGGCGAGCGTGGGCTTCTTGGCTTCTGGCTTGGCCGCCTGCGCTGCGTCCTCCGCCTTAACCGCCGCGACGGCCTTCGGTGTCAGCGCGGGGTGGGAGAATTGCGCCTGCCCCTTCGTCACCTCGTAGGGCGAGCCGAGGGCGGCAAGGGCCGCGTTTGCCGTGGCGACCTGCTTTCCGGCATAATAGTTCGTCCCGAACCCCATGTTCAGGATGCCCTTGGCGTTCTGGTTCTCGAAGTAGCTTGCGATGGTCGAGATTTTGGCGTTGTGGCTGGTGGCGTTCGTGTTGCCCGGGTCGATCATCGCCTTGTTGAAATCCGGCGCGGCCGGCAGCGGCGGCGGAGGCTCCGTCGACGGGGTCAGCATGACGATGGGCGTCTCTGGAACGTCATATTTCGGGTCGCCGAGGCCCTTCATCGAGCCGTCCATGCCAAGTTCCTTCGGCGCTTCAGGAGCAGGAAGCTTGGCCGCCATCGCGTCCAGAAGGGAGTTGCCCACGTATTTTGCCGGCCCCGCGCCCGAGACGAATGTGGATGCCGCCTCTTCGTCGCCAGCCATCGCGGCTTCGATCATAAGCTTGGTCTTTGCCCAGCCTTCATAGCCCTGCATGACCGTCGTGAATGAAGGGGTTTCAGACGTAAAGTATGGCTTCTGCTTGTACTGCGCGATCCCGGCATTGAAGGCCCGCTCGGCCTCGCTTTCGGTCAAAGCGTTGCTGGTCGCCCCGGTGATCGCATTTGGCTCCGGCTGCAGGACGCCTTCGCTGTCCGCCTTCCACGACTTGCCATCCGGACCGGTGACGGACTGCTGGCCGTTTTCGACCGCAGTCTTTGCGTCGGCCATCTTCTTGTTCATGGAGGCTGACAGGCTGTCGTAAAACGCCTGCATCTTCTTGCCGTGCACGGTCCCGGCCGTCCACGCCATTTTGAAGCTGTTTCCGCCGGTCGGAACCTTCGACAGGTCCGAGAACGCTTTCATGTCGCCGGCCAAGTACGCAGCCTTCGCCTTCTCGGCCATATCGGTGTAGAACGCCTGCGCCTTCTTGCTGGATGGCGTGCCATAGGTGTCATCGAACACCGGCATGGTCACGCCATTCGGCAGCCCGTCGCTGGGGGCCTTGATGGCATCCTCCAGCGGCGATGGCGGCACAGGGACAGGGGTGGGCTTCACGGTTTCAAGCCCAGCAACGCCTGCGATCACCTGATCAGGCTCAATGCCCGCCTTCTTGAAGATGGCGGCCTTTCGCGCGATCAGCGTGTTCGCCAGATTTTCCTTGGCCGCCGCGTCGCCCGGCCCGAAGGTGGCCACGAGGGTCTTGATCGTCCCGTCACCGATGGCTCCAAGCTTCGCCGCGGACGCCTGCAATTCGCCCTGCGTCATGCCGCCAAAGACGGCCTTCTGCTCGCTGGACTTCGTGCGCATACTCTCCCACTCGGGGGCGCTGTCGCTGAGTGGCGGTTTCGGAAGGCCCTGCGCGCGGAACAGAAGCGCGCCGCCGGGGTCGATGTTCACTGCCAGACCGGCCGGGGAAATCTTCATATTGTCGATGCCCCCGCTGCCAAGGGCGTCGTAATTCGCCAACCACGCGTGCATGGCGAACGCCTCCCGCGCCGCCTTCAGATCGGACGACTTCGAGGTGGACAGCCCGTGCAGGGTGTCGTTCCAGACCGAAGTCACACCGAGGCTGCCCGGGCCGGACTTGGCCCCGCCGTGCGCGCCCTGAAGGTCGATCAGGCCCATTTCCGGGGCCGAACCGGGGATGACCGCGTTCATCAGCTTGGCCGCCAGCACTTCGTTCTTGGCCCGGTCGTCACTCACCTTGCCGTTGACGGCGCCCGCGACAAACTGCGCGTTCCCCTTGACCAGAAGCTTGGTGCCGGACTTGTCCGTGTAAAGCCCCTTCGGGTTCGACCCGCCCGGGTTCCCGGGCAACGGCTTCAGATCGCCGACCTTCGCCGGACCATCCGCTGCTTCGGCGGTCGCCATTTGCGCTGGGACTTCGATCCACATCAGCGCAATCTGCTTGGCGTACTTGTCGACCTTCTCAAGCTGCTTCGAGTGGTAGTTGTCCTTGCCAGCCTTCTTGTTCGCTTCGACCTGCTTGGCAATGTCGCCGGCTGCGGCGATGAAGCCAGCCACA